GCTGTACGCAATTTTCCTCTCCTTATTCTTTTGGTAGTACGCGCGCTGGTAGGCAGCTAGAACCTCTTTGTTCTTCTCATTATAGGCCTCCCGATCTGCAGCCGCTGTGTCTTTATGCTTTTCCTTGTACGTCTGATCCCAAACGCGCCTTTTCTCTTTTGTCATGTGCTTCCTTATCCCGCCTCAATTTCTGAGTGGCCATTAGCCGATCTTTGTTTTTCTTGTAATACTCTTTTTGGTATTCGGTTCTTCTCTCTGCGGAACCCTCGCGCCGTGCAGCTATCTCTTCCCTGTTCGTCTTGCAGTGTCTACTCCTTGTCCGGATGTGGTCCTTGTTTTCTTCGTTATACGTCTTTGTCTTAACGGCTTTACTAACTCGGTGCTTTCGGCCGTACTCTCTGCTTTGAGCGCAGAGCCGCTCCCTGTTGGCAAGGTAGTATGCCCTTGCTTTCTTTCTGACCTCAGCCTTCGTCCTCTCATAGCGAGCCTTTCTTTTAGCGGCTATGGCTTCGATGCTCACGTCAACCCCACTTAAGTAAATTATTCCAGGCGCTGTAAATACCATTAGCAGTAATTTACGATGACTTCAGCAGAAATTTGCGGTGGTTAGAGATCTCCAAGCGCCTTGATGCGCTTGGAGAAACCATGAACCCGCGCGATGCCTCCCAGGACCACTAGGAGTAACCGCCGCCGACGTCGACGGCATCAATGGTGTACCGACGACTTTTACCGGCATAGATATCGGACATCAGCTTTGCATAATGCAAAGAGTGGAAGAAGTCGTCCGGATCCGAGGGCCGGTGGTCGTACTTCACCTCGCGCCGATACTCGATGTATTCGGTGTAGATGCCGAGAATGTCCCTGGCAAAGTACTCGAAGTCTTTCCATCTCGGGAATTCTACGAGCCCGTGCTTGATGTCAAAGAAGAGCTCGGATAGCATAAAGTTTCTCTGCAGATGGAACCGCTGCCCGAGCGAGTCCCACTTGAGCCGTTGTTTGAGCTTAGGCAGGTACTGAAATTGGGCGACCCGGCTGACGCCGAGCATACGGACGAGCACGTTGTTCACACCCCAGCCATGGCCCCAGTCTACGCCTGTCACCTTGACACCCAGGAGGTTTGTGACCCTGGCAATGTCCCGAACGACGAAGTCAGGGTCAATATCGCGCCCCTCGTATTTCCGAATGTAGAGGACCTTCCACTTCTTCTGATTCACATACCCGCCAATTGTATGCACCGTGTAGGACGCGTTCCTGACCTTTCCAGAGGGGCTTTTCTCGGCGCCATCGTTTCCCTCACCCCAATCGACCCCGCCCGTCAGAGCGTATCTTCCGGCATCGTGGATGGCATGCTCGGTTCCGGCCTGGGTTCTCAGGTCCCAAAGTCCGTAGTCACCGCAGACCTCCATCAGCTCGTCGCGCGTTATTGGCTTACTCGCGCTATCAAAGGATAGGCCCAGGACTTCGTTGTTAAATTGGCCGAATGGGTAGTTGTCCCGCTTCCAGAGCAGCTTCTGCCATTGGGCGTCGATGCCCGTGATCCAGGGCACCATGAGCTGGGGTATGCGGTATCCCTGAATGGCTTGACCCTTCTGAAAGGAGACCCACTGCCCTAGTGGCGGGTGAATCGGTTTTGCGCAACGCTTGCAGACCGGACCTGGTGGCAGCTTGTAGGCGGTGTAGAGCTCCGTGGGGGCGACGTTAGTCTCGTCCAGGAAGTTCCACTTCCCGCAGCTCTGGCAAGGCACCATCCACTCGTTCTGGGTTGTCGAGGCCCAGTAGAGCTCGATCGGGTTGTCGTGGGACTTGGGAGTTCCGGCCATCAGGTTGGAAGCATCCGGAAAGTGGGAGGTACACTCCATGATAACGGGGATCTCTGTCGTCAGAAAATCCTGAACCTCGTCCAAAGCCAACACCCGGGCTGAAATCCCGCGAGTTCTATCCGCAGACCTGAATGCTGACCGAAGGAAGATGTAGCTGCCGTTGGTGAAACCCTTCTCGAACACCTGCGTAGAGACAGAGCTATCCTGGAAGTACTTCTTAATGTAGGGGCTGCGCTCTATGGATGGTCTGAGCTTCTCGTTGCTGAACTGCCTCGTCTGGGTGTGGGACGGGGAGACATAGAGGCTCTTGTTGTACGGGGTGACGACAGAGGTGATCGTCAGGTTGTTAGCGAGGTACGTTGTCTTCTCCACCTGACGCGCCGTTTTGAGCAGGACCCGCTTGTGGTTCGAGTCGTAGAGAGGCCGCAGGTAACCTCTTCCGGTGAAGTCGAATTTGGCGCCATCCAAGAAAATGAGGTTTCTGACGAAGTCCGACTTTTTGGCCTTGAAGATTTCCCGCAGAGTTCCGTTCTTATTGACTGCCCTTGTGACGCATGCGACTGATTTTTCGTCTGGTAGCGCCGGACTGTCGTGGTAGGCCGCCTCTTCGTCCTCTTCTTCGCCCTCGGTGGTACAGTTTGAAATCTCACTTTTCACAGTGCCTCTCCTAATTTATTTACTATTACAATACGTTACCGTCTACGCCAAAATAATTGTTACAAATTGTTTTTTTGACGTTTCATTTCAGTAACAGCTGAACACCTTTGGTACCATGGGTTTGCAGGCAAATGTTACAAGTTACAGAGAATTGTGAAAATCAGAGACATGTATACGAAAAAAACACGCTTCTCGTGGTGTCGCTATGGCACATGGGCAGATGAGAAGAAATATTTTTCTCGTATATGAGACTAGTTTTCGCTGTAACAATTGTAAAAATGTAACAACAACTGACTTCTTAAGACTAAGTTATTATTATTATAGGCGATTTACCCCCTTCAGAACTTTGCCGGAGCGGTACAGAAGTGGTACAGTTTGAAACCCATCTGTAACGGGCTTCTCGCAAGTAACCGGTCCCCTCAGTCCAAAAGGGGCTGCACGGCGCGTTCATATGGCTCATGTGGTCTTGGCTTTTATCCGCTCGGTGACTTCGCGGAGCGTCTCATCGTCCGGGGCCGCAAACTCGGTATCCACGAAATCGAATTCCATTTGCAGGGACTGCGACAGATCGGCCTGGTCCGTGGACCTGTACTTCTCGTACTTGTCCGCCAGAACGATCGCCTTGTCGATCCACAGTCGCGCCTCCTTGGCGGCATCCGGGGAGTTGACGTCGATCAGCGTCTTGGCTTTTTGGAAAGATTTGGAGAGAAGCCACTGCAGCATATTGCTGACCGATACGCTCGAGGGTAGCTCCAGCTCGGTCTTAACAACATCCAAAGTGTCCGTCAGGGCGAGGAAGTACACGGACTGTTCGCGCGTGCTAACGAGGCCCAAATACGATTTCCAGTCGCGGCGGTGCATGCGCCTAGTGTTCCAAAACATGTCCCGGTAAGATTCCAGGTGATTGTCACGCAGAGGTGTCGGGTACTTTGCCGATAGGGACTGCAGCATCTCCTTGGGCTGGACCCCTTTGATAAAAAGCGCGTTGATGGCCAGCCGCAGCATCTGGTCGTCATGGATGCTCTCCATGACCCGCACCGCTGACCTCCGCTCGGCAGTTGCGTAGGGCTTCTCTGCCAGCCAGTAGTGCTGAACCTCCAGAAAGCTCATCCAGCGAAGGAACTCATCACCGCCCTGGCTTCTGTTCTCCAGCTGAGACTTGACCCCCAGAGGCAAAGAGGAGTGGATCAAGGCCCACTGATCGTCAAGGGTCGCCTGTTTGATTGGCGGCAGCGAGAAGTTCCCTAGCAACTCATTGACTTCGTCGAGATCCACATGACCTTTTGTTGCTAAGAACCGGATGTAGTTGTCATAAGGTAATGCCATTGCCTGTCACGTCTGCGCTTTTCGAAAAAGCTGCTCGAGAAGCGTAGCGCCATCCGTCTCGGCAGCAAGTCTGTCCACTTCGCGACCGTCTTTCAGCAAAACCACGGTAGGAAACGCAGACACCCCATGCCTTACAGGCTTCAGCGGATCCTTCCGGACTTCGATGAGTTTCACCCTGACGGTAGGGTATCTCTTGGCAAGACGGCCCATAGTTCCCTTCGCTTGCTCGCTGCGCGCATCTGATTTCTCCCAGTAGAGAACCAGCACGTGCTTTTTAAACTGCACGGCAGCAGACGTCTTATTGCGAAAGCCTTGCCAAAAATACCGCATACCCTCAACCTCAGCTCGGAGCAATCTCTTTCGCGGCGCGCAGTTTTTCAAGGCCTTCTACAACTTCGATCAAGCGGTGCATCGCAGTCGAGGCCGCCTCCTCGGGAATCTCTTTCATCCCGACTCGACTCGCAAGAACACAGCTGGCGAGCGTAGAGATTGCGGACTTCAGTTGCGGGATCTTTCCTATGAACTTAGCAATGTTGTCGGGATTTACAAAGTTCAAAGCGAGCAGGGCATCCACGGTCTGCGCATTATCAATGTAGCTGGCTTCCTTGAAGAGGTTGTGCCGCAAGAGCTTTGCCAGCTTCACGAGCTTCTCGGCGGTGGGCAACTTTTCTGCAATTTTCTCGGCCATGAGCGGCGGAAAGTTGAGATTGTGCAGCTCGGCCTTACCCTGCACCTGGGCGTGTTTGATCACACCGAGGATCTGCTTCTCACCGCACCCTAAGGACGCGAGAAGAAACTTTGCTTGGTAGCTGTGTAGATTCGTGCGGTCCCAGCCCAACGCCGACGCATACTTGTCCACACCCTTCATCGAGAACTGGCCAAACCCTGTGGACAGAAGACTCACGGGACGATCGGTAATCTTGGCCCCGGCTATTTTCACAGCGTAGGACTCCGCAGAAGAACTGACTGGAGAGAAGCCGCTCATGGGCACCCACTTCATTCCACCAGGCAGGATGTACTCACCGTTTAACAGTGCGATACGGTGCACATCCATCTCGCGAGAGGTGCGAAGCCGCAAAGGCCGTCCCATAAGGTCTGTGACCTTCAGCGTGAGCCCGCACGGTCCGTGCGAGGAGGCCATTACAACGGTGACTGGGATCGTGCAAAGTGCGTGACTGTCCTCGGGCTGGTAGACAAAAGTCCCCGTCTGACCAATCGCAGGCAGCGATCCGTGAATCTTGACTGGTCCATTTTTCAACCGCACGCCCCAGATGTCAGGCTGCATGGTCTGCATGGTCTTACCAAGGAATATTTTCAGGTTTACCGTCTTTTGGTCAAAGTCAATAACCTTGGGAATCACTTGCCCTAGAACGGTTACGCCGGTATTGGACATGACCGCATAGCTGTCAAAGGAGTCGGCGCTTTCTGCAATCTCAGAGTCTGTTCGCGCGAGGACCACGTTGTCCTTTGGTGCGGGCAGCATAAGCAATTTCTCGCCGTTGCGGTCGACCTCGTTCATCGCGTCACCGACGCTCCCTGTGAGCTTGGAGACAAAGCTCATGCAGTCGTGGTAGCTGACGTCGGGGGTAATGGCCGGACTGAACACCGTATCTGAGTTACGGAGGATCGTGTACTTGTCAGGACCCTCCCTTCGCAGGACCGCGATATTCCTAGGGATCAGACTTTCCTTGCCCTGGGCGTACTCGCTCATATTTACGGCCTGCAGATTTCCGAGCTTTTGCAAAAGGTCGACGTGCCCGTTCTTGCGGAAAGCAACGTAGTGGTTCGGGTTAGCCACAAGCCAGGTCTTAAGTTCGGAGGCGTTCTTGATAGTGTCGGCTATGGAGTCAAGGATCGGGTAGTTGGCACTCGCATAGGCGTAGCGGCCCAGTGATGGCGGATAGGTGGCGTTCCATAGGTTCGCATCTTCGAAACGACCGAGGCCGCCGTAGGTGGGGTACTCTTCGATTGCTTGAAAGAGCTCGCCCTTTTGGAAGATGGCCGCAAAGAAAGTAGGCGTAAGCGGCAAGAGCCTGCCTTTTGCAATCATCACATCGAGTGGGAACAGCATAAAGTCTTTGATTATGAGCGGAATGACCGCGGCACGGTCTGCGCCGTTGACGATGATCGAGCCGGTTGCCGTCCCGTTCTCTTCGTCCTTCTTCATAAACTTGACCATAATGTTCAAGTCGGTCGACTCGGGGATCCGCTCCTTGAACTTCTGGATGATCTCCTCGGGCCAGACCTCCATCTCATTGGATAGCTGAGAGAGGGAAACATCCTGGACGTCTGGCGCATCTATGAACAGGTTTGCAGGCATAACCATGAGTTGATCTCCATTACATGAAATTCTTTTTAATCATACTAGTTTGCCGCCGGGTTGACTAGGAATACCAGCCACAACGCCGCCCGGAGCCCCGACTGTGGCGATCGCACTGCCATTGGCCATGGTCGTGGCGAGCCATGTGGATTGGAACGCAGTCTCTATCGCCTTGGAAATGGATTTAATTAGCGGCTTGGATTTGGCCATGGGGTCGTCCAGTTTCCAGGCCGGCGGAGTCAGGGTCAATGCCCACATATCCGCAATGCCAGAGATAGGCCCGCCGGCCCCGGCGGCCGCCAGCTGCGTTGGGATATTCTGAGCCGAGACTGGTCCTGGCGTCACTGGGGTGGCCCCGCTCGTGCCGGTGTAGTTGAGAGCAGAGAATTTGTAGGTCGGCGGCCAGGCACCAAATTTAGTCGACAGCGTGGAGGTCAAGCCTGCGACAAACTGCTTTAGTTCGGGGGAATCCTTGCCTACCTTTGGGGCCTCTAGCACGAACGGCCCGCCAGTCATGATCCCGCCGCCTCCGATACCTACCCACGCACCGACCCCGGCGCCGCTCAGCACAAGTGTTCCGAACTGAATGGAGTCTTGCCAGGTCTTCCAGGCTTTCTCCACGGCTTTCATCAAGTCCTCAACAAACTTAAGCGCCTCGGGGCCTAGCGGCATCCCATAGGCCGCGACAGCTTGCTTTGCCAGAAGTGCTCCACTGGGTGCCGGCATTATTTTGATACCTTTACGGTTGTGGAGAAGGGGACAAGGGGCGCTCCCGTGAAAGGGGAGAGGGTAGTGGGGTAGCAGAGCACGTTATCGGTTGCTCCTGGACCCGCATCAATATTAACCGCACCCTTTGCTTTAATGTCGACCGGGCCGAGAGCTTCGATCTTAACTGGACCCATGGATTTGATATCGACGCCGGCTTTGGCATCAAGCGTGATCTTGGTAAGTGCGGTGAACTTCATATCACCGGAGTTCGAGATCGAAACGGTCCCCCCCGGTCCCTCCAAGATGATAGCCCCTGTCGCCTTCACATCCACTTTTACCAAAGGATTCTTAAGCTGGAAATCCCCGGTCACCGACGCACTGATATCTATCGTCGGATTCTTAAAAGTAAACGCGCCTGCAGCACTGAGCTCGATTGTGATTAACTTATTTACGCTTACTTTAGCCGCACCTGTGGGGGAAATATCAAGCTCAAAGTTAGGGAGAGGGCCAGATTTAAAACTGTATGAGCCATCTGGGCCGGTTTTGGTGTGGACACCGATAGGGCTGCCCAGTGGCAATGGCGGCGTAACGTGGGTCTCCACAACGCCAAGATTGGATATTGTTTTTGTGTAGGACGGAAGCGTGACCCCCTCGACACCGGGTATGCCCGGCCCCACCTGGCACTTGTAGATCGTAGTCAGATCCACGCCTCCATGGGTTTCTGTCATCACGACCGAGCGGATCAGGTCTCTTCTGTACTCGGCTTTGTGGGAGGTAAACTGAGTAAGCGGGTCAATTCTCCAGTCCTTAAAACCACCGTCAGCCTTCAGCTGGTAGCGTTGGCACAGATCAAAAATGGCACCGCCTTTTGGGATCATGATGCGCTGCAGCGTGGTCGCAGAGTAAATCTCGATGGCACCGCTGGCCTTGACCGTGATTCTGTTGCCCGCAACAGTTGCGATAATCTTATCGCCTGCAATGAGTTTCGTCGGCTCTTTGCCTGTGACCAGCGACCCATTTCGTGACATTGGTTTGAAGTAGCCAAAGATAAAAGCCTCGCCTTGCACCCAAAAAACTAACCCGAGTGAATTAGGTCTAGGAATAGATGTGCTCTCATCCCCCTCAGGATTGGAATCCATGTTGATCCACTGCGCATCCGGTATATATTGGTCATCAAGAGTACCCTTACCGTGAAAAGTCACAACTGTGCATGTGCGCGCTTTAGCGTCGACGTCGACAACGCGTCCGAAGGCGATGCCAAAAGCCTGCTCAATGCGGTTGGGGTGATCCATTTCGTAAAGCGAGCGGTCCCTGAACATCTTGGGCCTCCGGCAGTGGTGAAGAGTGTAGTTGGGCTGAGTATACACTGGCAATATAGGAGCATTCATGGCGTCCGTAAACAAGGCTATTATCGTGGGTAATCTCGGGCAGGACCCTGAGCTGCGCCATACCACCGAAGGCAAGGCTTACTGCGTGTTAAGCGTGGCTACCAACGAGGAGTGGACGTCCCATAGCGGGGAGCGGCATAAAGAGGTGGAGTGGCACAAAGCCATCGTATGGGAAAAGGTTGCAGAGAACGCGGCCAAGTATCTCAGCAAGGGCAGTACAGTCTACATCGAGGGAAGAACGAAAACCCGAAAGTACACGACAACTGCCGGCGAAGAGCGCGCGGAAAAGCAGATCCAGGTAGACCCCTTTGGACTGAAGTACCTCGATGGTTACGGCGAAACGGAAAAGAGTGTGATAGGGCAAGTAGCTGAAGAGGCTAGCCAGCCAGCGCCCAGGGAGCAGGCCGCGCCAAGAGCAGTGGGCAAAGGGCCCGTAATAAAGCCGAACACCGCAGCAAAACCCAACAGCACGGCTCAATTCGATGCTTCATTGGACGATATACCGTTTTAGGTCCAGCTGTAAACACTGGCCCTTGCAATTTTCACAGGCACTCAATAGTGTTTGTCTTTTACCCAAAGAAAGGGAATCGCATGAATCTCGCAGAGCTAACCTCAATTGTCGCCGAAGGTGCAGGCATCTCCAAGGCCACTGTCCGGGAGATTATCAAGCTGACTACCCAAGCCATTCAACTGGAAGTCGTTCACGGCGGGAGGGTCTCCCTGGTGGGTTTTGGCTCGTTTCATCCGACCGTTCGCCAAGCCCGCATTGGACGTAATCCCCAAACAGGGGGCGAGGTCAAGATTCCGGCAGCGACTGTGCCTCGGTTCAAGGCCGGAAAAGAGTTTAGAGACCTCGTCCGAACTCCTCCTAAAAAGCGCAAGTGATCCTGAAAGCCGGGCCCAGCTTGCCCGGCGAATCTTCGGCCCGATTGCAGTAGAACGATCCTGCCTCCAGCGGTATGCTGAATAAGAGCACATCTCCATACGAAGTTCGGCCATGCGAACAAGCGGGCAGGTAGTCTATTTACGGGAGGCGATATGCTTGAAGTTGCAAGAAGGCTCAGGGCCGCTGGCAGCCAAATCGGTAAGGCCACGCGGCACTACTGGTGCCGCCTCACCTCCCACGACTGGCAACGCCTCGGAGGCCCTGACGAGGACGAATGGGCTAAAACCGCAGTGCCCCTGGAGGTCGTTAAGAGAATCGAAATCTGCTGCCGCTGCCTTTCAGTTCGGTACACCTCCGAAAAGCAGGGAGGCGCACATGGTAAGACTGATAGGTGATTTGCAAAGAGAGCCGCTTCCGATTGAGGCTATGCTCGTCGAGATGGGGTGCTACCCCGAGCACTACGGGTTTAGGGCCGTAGTGGGCGTAGAGGGAAGTCTTCTCTTCGATCTCAGGCACGGAGGCAAGCTCACCACGCTGACTGTCAGCCTCATAGATAGCGACAAGGACTCTCGCTGGATCTGCCTTGTCGTCAAGAAGACTCCTGGACCGCCCTCATTTATGGATGTGGCCTACGCACGCAAAGCAGTATTCGGCGATCGCGTCTCCCTGATTGTGCAGTCTGCCAACGCATCTCCCCCCGAGCAGCAGGCGGTAACACTCTGGCATCCTTTGCAGCCGATACAGCTGCCACCTGGCATCAAGTAAGTCGTTTCTTGTTGTAGGCGTCCGCCTGCCGACTGTTCCATGCAGATCCCTCTGGGGTATGAAGCCAGGGATTGAACTTATCCGCGAAATGGTTATGCCCTGCCGACGGGCCTTGATGGGAGTCCTTGTTCATCTCCGAACGCCACTGGCGTACTCTCGCTTTCGGCATCGGGGCAAAGGCGTTATATTCCTCAACAGTCCGATCGAACGTGGAAAGCGCCTCGGTATGCCCCTTCTCCTTCTTTTTCTCGCCGCCGCTAAAAAACCCATCCCAAAACGCAACTTTTTTGATTTCTGTGCCCGGGAAGGGTATCGCCTGCATATTTTTCTCCTCCAGAATCCTGCGCATGTGCTTAACACCATGTCTGCTTAGTCTCATTTTACCGTACCGGAATTTAGGTACTGCATGTTCCAGGAGGTGCTTCGTATTGTCCGCCTCACGCAGTCCATGGAACAGCCTCTTTGTTGGGCTGTACCCCTTTTTTGGGAGAGATGCCAGTGCATTACTCTCCTCTAGAATAACTCTAGGATCGGTATGACTACCTGCCCACAGGGTTTTGGCTTTGCCAAAACTTTTCCTCTCTGCCTGCTCATGTAGATGCATTATCCGGTTCGTCATCTCTCTATTTTTCGGGTTCCAAGCAGCAGGCAATTTCATTCCGGGTGCAAGTACCTCAAGCATGTCGCCTTTGGCGAAAGTTTTTAGATTCGCCTGTGGGTGTGAAGATACCGTGCCTTGAACATTCATCATATGCCCCGCCCTCCGGAGCGGATCGCCCCCAGCGCTTAGCTTGTCTTTACTAAGACTTATAAATTTTTCCTTCGGTGTCCTACCCTCTATGTGCGCGTTAACGGACTCTGTGTTGAGTTTCGGGGCCCGTCTGATAAGTTTGTCCTTAAACCTCCCCATAGCTGCGCGAGCCGTCGCGAGGTTGAGCGCTCTTTTCTCGAAGCCATCCCAAAACGCGCTCTTCTCGTGCAGGCCGGCAGCCCTCTCCTCTTTCTGCTCTTCTTCGGACTCAGCCTTCTCCTGCTCGGGTGTTTCCCGGTCTTCGTGCTTTTGCAAGAGGGCTTTCAGATCGGATTTGCTTGGTTCAGTCATCGCGTTTTTTCCCTTTCCAGGCGGCTCTTTTTCAAATTCAAGTACCCAGCCGTGGCCAGGGTCATCGCTAGTGGTGCAGCCGCGTAGCTCCCAAATGCGGCAGCAAGACCTGGCGCAGCCCGGAGTGCGGCCTTAGCCCCGCCCCTGTGCTTTGCCAGCGTCCCGAGAGCCCGTAACGAAGCCCCGCCCTCTTCGATAAGGTTCGGTGCATGCAGAGCAAACGGCACATACGGGGCTATCTTGTCCCCAGTCTCGCTATTAGCGAGGAGCAACCCAGCCTGCGCAGGAACCATAAAGCGCCTCCCTGCGAGCATAGGTCCGAGCTTGAGCATCGCAGACCGCACACGTTTCTTTTCTGCAGGGGCCAGTTCGGCCCATCCTTTACCTTGGAGCGACTCTAGGGGCGAATTACCTCCAACGAAACCGCGCATAGAGGTAGCATGCCCCAACTCGTGAGCGAGTGTTCCAGCAGTCGGATTGGGGGTTGTTGTAATGGTGTTTGTGAGCATGTTGAACTCACCACCAGTATGAGGGCTTGTTTGCCATGTAGTGCTAAGCCCCTTGTCGCGGCTAACATTCTTCATAAAGCTCTCCGCCTCTTCTGGTGAGAGCCGTGAGTCGAGCTTTTCTAATTGCTTCATCGCGCCCACTGCACCTACGGCGCCCAGGTACTCAAAGAGGCTCCCAGTCGCAATTGTACCAAGGGCATTTGCCGATCGGCCCCAGATGTTTAAAGGCTCTCTCTCTTTCTCTTTTTTCGCTCTTTTCATAAAGCCAACTAGAAAGGGGCTCATCACGGTCTCCTATACGGGCGCGCTGCCCTGCTGTTTTAGAATATTCAGAAACTGCGCATTCAGCGCATCCTTCTTGCCGGAGAGCATGCTGAGATATTGGTCGACTCCCATATCAGGATCTTGACCCAGAATCTTTTGGGTAAATGACTTGGGTATGGTCGACTGGAATCTTTGCACCAGGACATGTCGCTCGTCCTCTGGAAGATGGTCATGGCTCTTATAGCGAATTCCCCGACCCTCGGCCTGCTCGAGTCTTGCATTGTTCCAGTGCGGTTCGAGCAATTGGATGAGTTTAGTCCCTTTCAGATCCAGGCCCTGGGACCCTGCGCCGGAGATAAGCAAGACTTTCACCTTGCCAGTGTTGTAGTCGGCAATCATTGCCTTCCGCTTGGAATCGGAGAGACTCCCATCAAAGATTGCGTGAGAGACTCCAGACGACTTGAGTTGACTGGCGTATTCTCGGACACCGGCATCGAGATAGTTCGAATAGACGAGCCCCCTGAAGTTCTTGTCTTTAGCGTTCAGATCTTGAAGAGCCGTCACCGCCCTCTGGATCTTAGGAGAGGTCTCCGTTCCGCCAAAGGATTTGGTGCTGTTGGATACCTGTCTCACGCCGGATAAAAACGTGTTCAGTTGGGTAGCTTCGGCTTTCGATGGAGGGAGGCCGCGCCGGATCTTATATCTGAGCGCCGGTCCTGCCTTTTCCATGACAAAGTCATAGTACTTCATCTGCTCACCGCTCATAGGGACGCTAATGCTCTCGTGGGTGACCGCGGGAAAACTCTCTTTGGCGGGCGCATGATAGTCGACATAGCCGTGGACCAGAGAAGAGAATTTATCAGGGTTCTTAATCTTGTACTCGATCCCGTTCTTGGCTCCGTGGAGAATCCTGGCTAGGAATCCGGGGCTTATCTTCTGCTCGCGTATGAATTGCTCGTTGAACGCCTTTGGGTCAGTCGGCACCGCCTCGTCGCCGCGCACCATCCTCAGCAGAGGGGCGATCTCATAAGGGTGGTTGCGGATTGGGGTACCTGTCAGCAGTATCCGCTTTTTATACTCAGGGGCTTTTCTAAGCATCTCCTGGCTTCTCATCGAGCCAGGCGTGCCGAGCATATGGGCCTCATCTACGATCAGAGTATCGCCCCTTGCAGGAGTCTTGACCGCCTTATCGTAGCTCATGATATTAGGCTTGTAGCCGGTCGTGTGCTTCTGCACTTCCTTCTGAAAATTGCCGCGAAGGCTGGCAGGCACAACGACGTCCGTTTTTTCGCCCTGTGAAGCCGCAATTCCTGAGAGGCTCTTGCCGCTGCCTAGACCATGATAGAGGAGGAGCCCTGGCGTCTTCTTCAGTCGCTCTTGAACCCTGACTTGGTGCGGCTCTAGTTTCGTGGATTCACGGAGTTTTGCCTGCTTCAGAAAGCCTCGCAAAAAGGCGCTCATAAAACTTCCTCTTTCAGCTCGGGGTGTTTATGGTGCACAGCAGCCTTATCAAAACCAACCCAGAAAGCCGTCTTTGTCCGAGTTCTGGCAACGAAGCGGCGCACCGCACCCTCAGGAACGTCACCCACGAGGTGATCGACAGGACGTCCGTTCTCGTGCCGCACCAAAAAGGGGAGAGAGCGGATAAGCTGGCCATCATACGTCGGAGGCGTTGTGGCCTTATCTACGTCGACTTCCCGAACCTCAACACTATCGGCGCCCTTGTGCCTGTCCAGCTTTTGCTTCATGCTGCGCGAGGCCTCAGACCAGGTGCCATGGTAAAAAATTACATAGTCCATCAATACTTACCATCCTTTCCTTTACCGAATGCCACGCCCTGCGCAAAAGCAGGAATAGGGTGATAGCCCGACGTATCCGTTGACCAGCCCTGCCCTGCCCCGAGCGTTAGCGCCTTCTGAAGCTGCTGGTAGCCAAGCGAGCCCATCCAATCCTTACTCAGGAGCGGCAGCGTTTTGAGGGATTTTAGCAGAGGTGCATGGATCAATGGGTCTTTTTTAATCGTGAGCTCTTTAATGCCACGAGCCCTCATAACATCAGCATCGGCCTGCGTTACGGTATGGCCTTCGCGCATGCCCTCCGTTGCCTTACTGAGCTTATAGCCGACCGCGTCATCTGGGGTTTTTGTAACTTCAAGATTACGGTTGTAGTCCTGAGCTACGGTGTAAGGGATGATGTCCCCCGGTAGATAGGCCGTGTCCTTAGGGTTGTTCTGAACCTGGGTCGTGTTACCCAGCGAGCGCACGACCGTCTCAAAGATCTTCCTGTGCAAATGAATGCCCTGCCCCGCGTAAGACTTCTGCAGCTCGCTCGCAATATAGTCCTGTGCCGCGTCCATCCCCTTGAGTTTCACGAGGTCCTGCGGCTTCACCACACCCTCTGAGAGCGGATCGCCGATAGCTACCCTGCTGCCCACAGAAACTTTGAGCGGTTTACCTGCAGGCACATGGTAGACAGAGCCCTCAAGCGTCACATCAAATCCACCGCCGAGGCCCTTGGTGATCTTCGAGACCTTGCCATCCTTGGCCGCAAGAGGTGCAGCGCCCACCACAATTTTCGGCATCTGCAGCAGCTGGTTGACTCGCGCATAGCCTTGAGCATCAGCGCCTGTACCCGCAGCCCCGCCAGTATGAAATGTCCGCATGACCATCTGTATTAATGGCTCGGACATCGTCTGCCCCGCCTTCGAACCGATATTGTCGCCAACCGGCGGCGCTCCGCCATGCTCGTCTATGCCGTAGCATTTGGCGCAAGTGCCCTTTGGTGCCAGGCAACGCAGCGGACTTCGCACCTTCACTTGCAAGAGCCCGTGTTTTTTTAGATCCGAGAGGACACGCGTGTCCACTAGCGTATTGTGCGAGTAGCCGCCCTGGTCGCCGGCCATGTACCGATCGAACACATCCTTGTCGTCTAGTTTATGGGTGACCCCCTCATGGGTTCCGCAGTCTTCCATGGAAACCACGTTGTTGATCGTGGTCGCCATGATGTCTTTGGAGAATGCGCCGGGCAGCGAAGTCTGAATTGCGCGATCCATCATTCCGCGACGAGCCCCGTACATCGAGATCCAATAATCCCCGATATCCAGCCCCTCGGCGTAAGACTTCTTGATCGCTGTCGGGACAATCCGCCCCTTCTCATCAGACATGAATAGCGGAGAGGCAATGATCTGCCGCAGCTGACTGCTGTTGCCGCGCGCACCAGATTGCACCATATCGTAGAGAGGGTTGTCTTTCCCAACGAGCTTATGGTCGATCATCTTATCAATGAGGGAGGACGCGCGCTTGTTGATCGACATCAGCTCTTCTGGGGTCTTGGCCTTCTTCGCAGCCTTATCGGCAGCGTCGACGATGCGATCTCGCATAGCACCGAACTGAGCGATATCATCCATGCCGAGTGTAAAGCCCCGCTCAAAAGCGTGCTTCTCACCCTCAGCCTTAAGCGCCGCAACGATAGTGCCGTATTGATTTGCGGGCAATTCCTTCGCCAGCGCCATCGTCAGCGTGTTCGTAGCTTTCTTATCCAGCATGGCCGAAATCTTATACTTATCGGGCAGAAGAGCATTTATCTTCTGCCTGCCCGCTGGGGTCTGCGAGAGGTAGAAAAGCCCGATCTGAGCTTCCTGCGAAGGCTGGATCATGAGCGAGCCTGTGCCGGGTTGAAACAGGTTTCTAGAAGGCAAAAGCCGAGCGGCCTCCTTGTTGGCTTCCTCGCCGACAGGGACGTGCACAGTCATGGTATTGTGGGTGAAAAGCCCATTCTGCACGAGAAACATCTCGCCACGCGGGACCGTAAAGTCAAACATAACCTCTTTCCTCGGAACCTCCGTGATGCTCAGCACCTGTTCCCAGCGAAGACGCTCGTCCTTGACAAGACCCGCCCACTTCAAAAAGTAGGGTGAGGCCAGAGCTCCGTAAGTATGGATGACATCAAAAGCTATATGGCGCGAGACAAACTCTTGGTTACCTTTAAAATGATCCATGGCGGAGATTTTCCTGCCAGGGTTTTTCGCCCTCCATTCGGCGACTGCTGCTTTATCAGTTTTTGAAAGGCTTTTGTGCCTATGGCCTATGGCGACGACTTCGTCGAGCAGTGCTTTTGAGAACGGCACAATATCGTAACCGTCCCGGTGCCGGCGGCTATCTTTCACCCGCACCGCCTCAGCCAACTTTTCCTGTTTTTTGCTTAGGACCGGCTGGAGTGTAGCCATACAGGACTTTCGCAGCCTCAGAAGGTGGCCGGTCTGCCGGCCTTCGTGGAGGCATTCAGCGAGGTACGCGTCAAGGCCAACGGAAGACATGAGGTAGCGAAGGGACTCGACATATGGGAAGTTACACATCTCAAGCCGAGCTTGGTAGTTACCGTACGCGTCTGGGCCAACGCTGCCTTCCGCCTGAAATACTCCGCGTACGTAGGCGAGCCTGACTGCGTGTGGGCTGTTGAAGATTTCCGTCGGAATTTTTACGTCGGCAAACCCAGCACCGCAGTTTTCCGTAAACCAGTTGCAAAGCTCTTTGCTATAGAGCCTCGCAATGCAATCCTTATGGAGCTTTGTACCTTGGAGCTTTGTTCCGAAATTAAAGCGGCGACGCAGAATGCCGCAGATATGCTTCATGACGACTGGGTCCGTGTCGCAGAAAGAAACCGTCGCGTCCGACGCGGACCCGTCTCCTGCGTAAAAGCCAAGAACCCACGCCATCTCCTCGTCAAGTCGATGCGTGACGTTCGAGATCTTTAGAGTTTGGATGTTGCTAGAGCCTATGTTGGGCAATGCTTTCGGCAGCAGCACCCCAGGCCGCATCACCTCGGTTTTTATGCAGCACAGATCGAACGCCTCATTGATATAGCTGAAGTTGTGGTGCTCGGTCGTGATCACGCGGGTTCCTGTATGAGTCAGTACCTCATAGCAAGGCCCGTGAGACGTGTGGACAGTAAGGCGCTGAACATCGGTCCATTCTGGGCTTCCATCTATCATTGACATTGTCTGCAACCTCCCCCCAGCAATCTCGTAGATCGCTGTAAAACCACGGGCCTCAGCCACCATCTCGTCGATAGTTTTACCCGTGACCATTTCAAAAAGATTGCCGGCAACAAGAGAGTGATAAACCCAAAGGGGCTCTTGAGTCAACTCATTTTTATTATACCTGACGTTAATAATGGTAGTAATATCAATGGAATCCCCATTGAAATCTGCATTAAATCCCTTCACTATCAGCGGTGGGATCTTGAGTGCCTTGCCATCGGTGATCTTCGGCTTAAACGCCATGATCGAAAACTTATGAAGTGACGGCGCCCTGTTCAGAAGAACGTGCCGCGTGCTCATGACTATTTGCAGAGCTCGCTTGGCAAGCGCTGATTTCTTTTTGATCTCCTCTTTTGCCTGCAGCGGATTTTTTCCCATGCTTTTAAGCTCACGGACGACAAATGGCTCAAAGAGTTTCCAGGCCATCTCCTCAGGCATCGCCATCTCGTCGATGCCAAGGGAGGGCTCGGGAATAATAGTGCCGCGCCCCACAAAATCCTGCTGTTTGCTCAAGAGCTTACTAATGAAAAGGCCCTCTTTGGGCTGACCGCCCGTGCCGCCCTTAATCTGCGCGATGAGACCGTCCTTTACCTTGCCCTTTGTGGTCACGTCCATCAGGCCCGCTACACCTTTCACATGATTGTAGAGGTCCTGCCGGATATTGGCCTTTTCCTCTTCGGGGAGAAGGGACATGACAGGAAGCTGCATCATCGAATTGACGACGCCCAGTTTCTGATAGAGGGTATTCACATCCGAGCTGGCCATGCTCCCATCGGGAAGCGGGTAGACAGGGCGATAGATGGGCGGAAGCACAGCCACATTGCGGCGGATATACGCCTCGTGGGGTTTCATATTCAGTGTCTTGAGCGCAGTCAGGTAGCGAAGTTTTTTGTTGGCATCATTCAGCTTTGTGCCAGTAAAGCCCGCGGCTTTCTTTGTCAGGCTCTCCAGCTGCGTATCGACATCAACGTTCTTTAATAGGCGCTCAATACCGGCACCAGCAGTCAGGCCGCCAGCACTGCCTTTGGTAAGGGAGCCATCTTTTTGCACAAAGAGCTTCCCGCCGACGACTTCGTCAAACTTACCAGCAAGGCCAAGAAGGTTTCGGGCAGCGTCCTCAAAGACTGGATTGACTACCGGCTCCTTCAGGTCCAGATGCCCCCATTTTTTACCAGCAAGACCACCAAAAGTCCTGGTATCAAAAAACCCGCCCTTAACCGGCTGAAAAGTCCTGGTATCAAAAAACCCGCCCTTAACCGGCTGAAAATCTTTTGCATGATAAAAGTGAGGCTTTTGAACCGCACCCGAAGACATCTCAAGTGCGTGACTGTCGGTAAGCGGCCCAAGTGTGGACTTGGTGCCGTCTTTGGTAACGTCTATACCAGCGCCTTTTAAGTAGGCGATGAACTTATCGTAGATGAAGGGCGCTTTAGGCGGCGGCAGCTGCTGGCCCCCACGCAGAGCGGTCCAGTACTCATCGTTCTTGTTGCTTTTAAGCGTAGACATCTCTTGCAGGTTAGCCCTTGCCCCGTGCGAGAGCATGGAGTACATCGTCAGAAGATCTAGACTTTTTGAGCCTTCTTCTCCTCCAGCTTTAACGGGCTGCATATTGGCGTCGTAGGTAGATCCAGGTCCCCCTTGCCGAGCTGAAAAGTTGCCTGCGGATTGCTTAAAGAGCTTAAGTATATATGGGTTTCCAACGTGGACATCGCCGAGACTCTTACCTGTTTCAGGGTCGAAGAGCTCTTCTTTATCCTTAACGCCTGACTGCTTGAGAAACTTTCGAGTTGTCCCAAGGTAATTTTGCCCTGTGAAGTTCTCGACTTTGTAGGGGGCACCGTTTTTAAGTGCGGCTTTTCCGGCGGCTGACTCATAGATTTGCCCGATATTGATCCGGCCGATGACACCATGAGGGTTGAGTAGGATATCGACCGGCTTTCCGCTCCCATCGCGGGGCGTCTGGTCATCAGGAAGGATCTTAGTAATGATCCCTTTGTTGCCCATCCGGCCAGAGAGCTTATCGCCAATTCTCGCAGCTTCTTCAGTTTTTATGAAAACGGAGACCGAACCAGTCCCTCTTTGAACCTCTGTGACAGTCCCTTCGTCCTCAGCAGTCCAGTAGATACTGGCATCTTTTGGCCTTTCTGAAAGTGTCTTGCTGATGACCGCGATGCGTGCGTCTGGGTTCCTTTTTTGCAGAGCGGCGATGATCACATCACCTGTTTTAACGCGCTGGCCCTTCTTTATAACCCCATCCGAATCGAGCTTGGCCGCATTTGCGGCAGTGATTGCGTTGGGGTAGAACGCCCTGAACGAAGGTAGCTTCATTATGGAGTTCTTGGAAATCTCGTAGGTTTTCTTATAGATGTGCTCGCTTGTCAGCTTTTCAGAGGCGGACTGTGAGATGACGATTCCGTCCTCAAAGTTGTAGCCCTTATAAGGGATGTAGGCTGTGCGGAGGTTTATGCCCAACGCAAGAGTGCCGTCTTTAGTAAAGTTACTCTCAGCTAGAAGCTGGTCTTTGGCTACCGTATCGCCTTCTTTGACGAGTGCGGTATGGTTAAGAAACGACTTCCTATTTAGCGTGAAATTGTTGTAGAGGTTGACCTTGACGTCGCCCTTGGCTGTCGCAAGCAGGATACCGTCTGCAGTCACTTTCTTAACGGTCCCCGCATCCGGCGCATGTGCCGCAATATTCTTCCCTACCAGCTGCTCCATGGAGACATCGGGGGCGACACCTACTTGAACAAGCGGGGCCTCACGATGCTTGAGACCTATCGCTTGCTCGAGCATTTTGGAAGCCATCATAGCCCGATTGCCTTGATTCGCCGGCAGAAAGGGGACGAGGTTGGTCGATGGCGAGAACAGCATGGTGGCGCTCGGTGTGTAAAAATCCACCTTTGAGCGGGGCACAGTTTGGATTGCGCCTTGGTGCATGACCTTTAGCGAATCGCCTGTCTGCCCAGGAAAGGCCACGTACTTCTCCCAGCTTTCGACAGGGGTTAAAAGCTCTCTTTTACCAGACTTGGCGTTATCCAATTGGACTCTTAGGTCCTTGCCGTCTTTCACCACACCCATCGGTAAATGCAGGTTTACACCGATTTTATCGCTGTTACCGCACCAAAAGGCGACCCCTCCTTTCCGCCTTACTAGCAGAAGGCCTCCGGGGACCGTAGCGCAGTAAATCCTTCCATCGTAATCTACTTTAACGTAATCACTCTTCCCTGAACGGTGGTTGAATTTACGTGCTGAGCGCACGGTGCTGCGAAGGATCCGAATCTCGAATATGTCATGGTAGGACTCTTTCCGCCTATCCTCGTAACAAGCCGTGGTCGTCGAGTAACCTAAGCTGATAGCGAGCCTATCGAAATCTCTAGCAAGTTTTGGGCTAGACGTGCAGTAGACCCGTTGAGGGTAAGAGGCCCCTTTAGGGCGATTGCTGTACGTTCTGCCGTCGCCAAGCAGCATTGCGTCAAGCATCCGTTGACGTGCGCTAACGGGGGCATCAAATAGCTCAGTAGGAATGAAACGGCGCTCCTGTGTTCCCTGCGATTCAAAATGCCAAGCTAGCTGCTTGGTGCTTAGAGTGTAGGTTGTCTTCTCTTTGTCCTGGCACCAGCTCCACGGCAGCGTGTCCAGTAGAGACTCTATGCGTCGGCACTTCTCGGGGTTCGCCGCATCGTTCTGATGGATTCGGACGAAGTACGCTGAGTTCGCTTCATTGAAGGACACAGACCCTTCAGACAAAAACCAACCCCAAAGCTCACACCAGTCGCCGATGGGTACGGACTCAATATTGATGGAGGCATTGCTCCCCTTCACGTGCTCAAGGCGGGCTACTGACTCTTGCTTTCCTTTGTAAGCCTTGTGGCTTACCCTGAAAGTGCGTGGTCGGCCGTGCGTCTTTTCTGCAGTTTCGATTCTCCAACTATCAGGAGCAGAGTCGAGCGGCCTTACAAGCATCCGGTGATTTGCCGTCACTAAGTAGTTCAGTTTACCGTTCTCGACACCATACATCTCCCCTTTGAAATGGCTCTGGTGGAGCTTTTCTGCTGAACAGAAATCAAGGCGGTCATCAATGAGACATGCAAACCCAGTTGCGGGTGTCACATCTTTCCAGTAAGCCCAACCCTCTCTAGTAAAAACTTCGGTCTCCTCGTCGTAGCATTCTGGCGTATGAACTGGGTCAATGAACCCGTAGTGCGAAGGATGGATCTGCCGCGTCTCGTCTTTGATTCCGTGTTGCGAGGTGATCCCGCCAGAACCCATGAAGCTAGCCCTGTACGCCCCGGAGAGCATTTCCAAAGGATTAGTCTGCTCGGGAGTGGATGATTTATCATCCTGCGTAAAGAAACTTTGCACGACTCCGCTAAAGAGCCCAGGGTTGACGATTTGGGTCACCTTGGTTCGGCGCAAGGAATCAATCTGCCGCTGAATCTTATAGGCCAGGTCCTTCTTATTCTTCTCAAGCCGCTCTTTGATAAAGTCCTCGATGCTATGGAGCTCCTTGAAAGCGAGGGAGTCGCGGTCGACGGCATCCTTCTTTCCGAGCTGCACTTCCAGGAGGTTTTTTGAGCAGGCCAAGAGCATAGGCCCGTCCACTTTATCGTATCCTGTTCCCAGCACCATTTTGGTTGTCGCACTGGAGATCTCGGTCTTCTTGAAGTACTCAGAGAGCCCAGCTTTCTGCGCCCCAAAAGCTGTTTCCGCACGCGCAACCGACTTTGGGTCGCCACGCTGGTTCACAGCCTCCAGTTTAGACCCCCAGGTTTGTGCAATGAGAGAAGGAGATATACCCAGATGAGTAAGAATAGGATAAAGAGGAATGTTCGTTTGGCCGCCGCCGACCTTTTGTAGGGTGAAGACACCACTTGCCTCATTAAATCCGAGGTCAAAGTTTTTCCCTTTCGCCAGGTTAACCTGAGTTTTGAGCTCACCGTTTTGCTTCCTGACCGTGTAAACCCCGGTCTTGAGTCTCAGTTGGTTATTAACTTGATATTCGTTGCCAGCTACGATGTAGCTGGAGCGATCCGTGACCATAGGCAAAAGGAACAACCTAATTCTCGGGGCTTTGTCGACCACCTTGCCACTCTGGTTCTCAATAAGCGAGAGGCTTGCATACACAGGGACACCCCAAGTGCCTTCCTGGGTCTTCGTCTTTGCCTGGGCGGCGTAGTCGTTTAGATCAGCCTTTTCCTCTACCCACACATTATCGAGCTGCATTGTGCGGATCTTACCGACCACAGGAAAGATGCTTTTAACCGCATCCACGGCCGATGTCTTTACTGATTGCGATTGCTGGGTGGCGTCAAAATTTCTCATATGTAGTGGTATAAGCCTTTTAGTATGGCGTTTACATTTAAGAGAAAGGGGGTGTCATCGCACTAATGTAGAAGATAACTTGTGACAAATCACCCAGTCTTTACCAAGTATTCTAGCACAACCAAGCGGACCCGTTCCAGGAAGGCACCGATGTCAGAACTCCATTCTACAAGCGTAGCTAGCGGCGAGAAAAAACTACAAAACCCTTTCTCTTTTTCTGATGATGATAGCAACCGGCAGCCACTGGCTGTAGTAAAGCCCTCCTTACCGGCTCGCGTCTGGAGGTCGATTGTAGGCTTCAGCAAGGAAGTTGTCGGGCAGCTCCTATCTCCTCAGTTCTGGGTTGGTCTGATCAAGAACGCGCTACGTGATGCTGTTAGCGCGATCCTGTACTCTTTCGGTGGGCGGTTTTTGCAAACCAGCGCAGAAACGGGGGACCCTAGGTTTAAAAGACAGACACAACCGTCTGCGCCACAACCCAGTGCCTATCCCCATGTACCCCATGGTGGACCAAGCGCCGGGTTCAACAACGGTTTTGCTGCAGCCCCCACGTACCGAGGTAACGAGTTCACACAGCCCGCACCATCCTCTCCTAATCGCCCAAACACGCCAGGCAATTGGAGACAGTGATGCGGTAAACCGGCGGCCTTCTGGCCGCTAGTTTTGGCCCGAGCCCAGCTGCTCGGGTTTTTTTAGCCATCAGTAATACCCGCCCACAGGAGCGGCACCGGCGTCAATGCGCTTGGCTTCCGGCGCCTCGGTAATCTTGCCGAGACCGTAGGCCCCCGCACCAAGCGCCCCAGCGCCAATAGCTGCCGTCTGCTTTAGCTGAAACAGGGGACTCTGTTGGGTTTTCTTGTACCAGTGCAAAGGCATCATAAGGCCCTTGCCGGCCTCCGAAGCGGCACGGGCAGGCGCACCAGCAGCCGTGCTTGCAGCATTAGCAGCGGCGGCAGCAGTACCCGCGGTGTTCTCGGCTCGCGTAGTAAGCGCTCGCCTGACAGCCGTACCCGGGCTGCTACTCATAGCCTTTATTCCCGCGCGCCTTGCGGCCATCACGCCACTCGCAACACTTGCGTGCTTTGCTAGGAAACCTCTTACGACAGCACTTTCGTTTGCCATGTTACCACCAATACAAGGCGTTCAGTTTGTCCAGTAAAGTTACCCTCTTCGTCAAAATGCTTATCCACAAGTTTTTCCTTGATCTCGCGGACTATAAACGCCAGAGGGTTATTTAGAATCGCATCATACGCGGCGAGATCTCTCTCGGTGTTCATATCGAATTGGGCCGTCTTGTTCCGCGTCGTGAACATTAAACAGCTCCCTGCCTTCTTGGGGCTGACCGCTCAGGCAAAGGGTTCATGTTAATGCCAGCCGGTGGCTCTCCGGAAGGCGCGGCAATCTGGGTCTGAGGAACTTGAGCTGCCGGTGCCTGCCCGCCTGTGGATCCGGCTTGCAGTTCGCTCATTCGCTGCTCAATCTGGATGCCGATCTCCGGCATCTTAGTTTTTATCTCGGAGAGGGTCATAGCCGCTTGCCCTGGATCCATCTTTGCCAGCTGACTTGCCCAACTATCGACCTTCGCCATAACCAGCTCGTCCATAGGTTGCTCAGGCTGCTGCCCGCCGCCCGAAGGATCCATACCAGGATCGCCTTGGGCTGCCGCCGCATTAGGGTCCATCCCCGGCTGCCCTGGCATCGTGATGCCCAACCGCGAAGCCCGCTCCTGCGTAGCCAGTTGAGCCTTCTCCACATTCTCCTGCAGAGTCCGCTGGTAGTTGGACTGGATAAGCATGGCCTCGCCCTGACTCCGCGCGCTGCTTTTTGTCTGCAGGTCGGTCAGGTAGTTTTGAACGTGCTGCTCCTCGATCATCTTCTTGACTTCCTGGTCGTAGTCGTAGCCAAGTTCTGTGAGAAGAGTCTGATCGGAAACCTTGCGCTGAGCGTTAAGCCCAATGAGCTGCTGATTCTTTTGAATGTCATCAGCCATCCGGAAGTCAGACATGCGGATGGTCTTGATGTCGGGAAGGGTCAGCCAAATGCGGATTTTGTCTTTGATCCAAATCGTCAAATCCAGCATCTGACTGCGGTTTTGGATAAAATCGTTCTCGAGGGTTCGCAGGGAAACACTCGACCCCGTCCAATTGAGCCCGCCAAAAAGGAACTCTTGAGGTAAGCCAAGTCCGCCTACTATGGTCTGCGTGAGGTAGTTAATCTCAGGCGCGAGCAGCAGAGCCTTGCCGTCGCCGCCAAGCCGACCAAAGCCAATGGGTATAGGTATTACAGCCTTGAAGTTCGGATCGCGTCGGTGCTTGTTGATCACCGTTTCGATCTGAATTCGCCAGCTAGATAGGTCAGTATGGATATATGGATCCTGCTGCGCATTGGGCAGTGGGTAGATCAAATCGAATGGGACAATGTGCTCGAGCGCGATAGCCTCCTGCGCCCGCCGAAGGGTGTAGAGGTAGAACATGTCTTTGAGCACATGAAGAATCGCAGGCTTGCCCCAGCCCTGATCCTGCTCTGCAAGGGTCGGCTGCTTTAGATGCTTGAGACTGTCAGAGCTGAAGCGAATCATCCGGCGCTTTTTGAGGGCCTCAAGGACGATGATCGGCAGATCCTCAAGGATGTCTTTGTCACCGCGCTGGATCATATTTCTGAGCTTGCCTGGCACGGAGTACATGTAGATGTAGCGGCCGGTATACTCGTTGAATTTTATGTGGATGTTCTCAGGATTCCAGCGGATAAGCCGCAGCTCTTTCCTGTTCTTATAGGGCACATCCTTGACCTCAACCGCGCCGTTGCTACCGCACTGGCTGCAGGTTCCAGCGAAGTTATAGTCGCTGCCCCGAAACTGCCAATCCCAATTTTTGATAGGCGCGCGGAACTTGCACGATTGGCAAATGAGAAACCTAATGAAAGGGAAATGCAGTGAGACAAAGGCGTTGCCGTAGACGTGGTAGTCCAGGTTCACCTCCATCATTCTGTCTTTCATCTTGAGGTCTGTCAGCAGTATGGTATTCCATACGCTCCGATTAGCCTCGAGCCCATCCTCGAATATTAGGTCCGTAATCGGATAGCGGCTGACCTTCTTCATCGCCGAGCCGATTAGGGGCGAGTTATAAAAATAGAATGTGCACCACCTGAAAAGCTCTTTGATCGTAGGCGGCATGTACTGCTGCGCAAGGTCAAAGAACTGGTTAGGGTATCTTTGGCTTCGGGAGTCGCTCAGAGACAGACTTGGCTCTATGTTTGGGGGCATCAGACAAACTCCAGCGGGTAGCGATAGTCGAGGTCAACAAGGATATCCGTTATGAACTCGTACGCTTTGAGCGGCACAGTTATGCTTCGGTTAAAGCCTACGGCGCGTATCTCGAACTGTACCAGCGCACCCTGCAGAAGGGGGAGTGAAAAGCGACCGTCAGGCCCTGTGCGAGTGATTATTTCACCAAGAGTGACTTGGGAAGCCTTTTCCGGGGAGTGCGGGAACTTAATGAGCCTCGCCTTGACCTCCGCATCTACGTAGCGAACCCCCTGGAGATCTGTAACAATTCCTTCGACGACGCAGATATTCCCTGTGTACTGAATAGCCTGCCTGTAGCCAGTTTTGAAGCTAAGGTTGCCAAAACTGTCTATGGTCTGGATCGCATAGAAATCCTGCAGCGCGCCATCGAGATCCTCAAACTCCACCAGCTCCTCTGGGTCGATGAGTGCCGGTATAGTTGCGATAATCTCATCCTCAGAGGTTTCCGTTATAACGCGTGCTGTCGTACCGAGGTCGACTAGGGACGAGCCCCCTACAATTTCCACAGATCCTGGCGCTTGCCTGACATCGCTTCGGAGGAGGAAAGTCGCCCCCAGGTCAGCAGTATTCGGGTAGGCGCGGCCGCCAACGAGCACAAGATTGATCTGGTCGGGAACGGTAGCCACGCCGGAAAACGTAATCGTTTGGAGTGCGGTGCCATTCATCTTTAACTGAAGCGTCTTGCCTGCGACCGTTGCGGGAAGCGCATTGGTGGCGGTGAAGCCAATGATGCTTCTATAGATACGGTAGTGGGCCACATCCGAAGAGGGAAACGGTGCGAACTTGAGAATGTTCAATCAAGGTTCCTCCGGCGAGCCTGTGACCTGAAAGCCAACCACAGGAGGGTTTACATAAAAAACATCAAAGTAGCGAATCTGGGCGCCGATCGACCCGAAGTTATCGCCAATCCCTGCACCATCAACAAACATGGGGATAACCCCAAATGGTAGAATTTTCATGCGAACTCCGTCTTGCCTTCGTCCGTGCGAAGAGTGTAGACAGTGCGGTGACCTGTTCTCGCCAGGTTGTTAGGCCAGCGAGCTTCTGCGATGCGCGTCCACGCCTCGAAGATAGCCCGCATCTTAACGTCCTCAATCTCAATAGTGCCGAGCGTCGTAGTATCCTGGCTGTCACGGAGTGTGATGGTCAGGATGCCAGATATCTCGTTAACCGAGTAACGGCTTATAATTCCTATCTGACCTGAAAGATCCATCCATCACCCCACGGTTATAAACGCCTGCTGAGTTACGACCGGTTGGCCCGCGACAGTAATCGACATCAGAATGTAGTAGCTGACGTCAGCCACGGCGACAAACGCATTTGTAAAGCGGAAGACGCCATCCGCGTTCGGACTCGCCAGCGTTGCTGTCCATACCGTTGCCCCGATAGCCGTCTTGATAGTGATAGTGCAGGCGCTGGATACTGTGATTCGTTCACCAGCTTCCTCGGCCCAGACAATCACCTCCTGATCGGTGCCAGCGGAGTTCATGGTTGTCGACATGCGGCAGGTTCTGTGCGACTCGGTAATTGCAGCGATATCTGCGGAGACCGACGCACCTGCTGGAGTGCCAATCTTCGTGTTGATTGCGCCAGTATCGACCTTGATATCGGCAGCCAGCTTGCCGAAAGTGCTCGCTGTAACATGACCAGCAGTGGCCTCATCCCATACTGCTGCGGCAATTACGGACGGCGACGCCCCGCCAGCAGCATCGCTAAGACTCTCACCCATCGACCCGACTGCGACGTGAGAGGCGTTCAGCTCGTTCCAAACCTTGTCGACAATCGCATCCTCTTGTGCACCCGAGATAACCGCATCCACCCGTCCTGAGGTGTAGACCAGCTGGTCTGTCTTAGCCTTGATCAAGTTTGCCGTTGTTTGCACAGCGGCGATATCCACCTGATTGGCGTTGATCTCGGTTGTAAGCGCCGCGTTTCCTGCACTCAATTGTGCGGTGGTAGCAAGCAGAGCCAAGTCACCAGTGGTCAGCGTGCTTCGCGTGGAGACATTGACGTCGAGCCTGTTCAGGCGAATGTCGCTGGTCAGAACAGGGTTAGTCGGCCGTGCAAGGACCGAGCTCTCTTTTGCGGGGTCGACTGGCAGATTGTCAGTCTTAGTTTTGATTCCGGTGACATTGAGAGCCACATTCGCTACCGCAATGGTGTTGGCGTTAAAGCCGGCTGACATTGCCGATGCGGAAGATGGGTCGGCAGGGAGGTTCGTTGTCTTGGCTTTTATAAGCGTGACATCTGCCTGAAGGGCATTGAGCTTGGCTTCGTTCTCGTTGGCTTCTGTGCTGACGAGAGTGCTGAGGGCGCCGAGGCTTGCCTCTTGTGCTACGCCGACGAGCAGGGAAGTTACCTGGCCAGCTGTGGCGCGGCTCGATACTGTTGCGTCCAGGTTGGTTCCGATGCGGAGCCCAAAGGAGCCAGGGACCGTCGCAGCCGAGGTCAGGAAATCCCAGATAGCCTGGATCGAGGCCGCCGAAAGGGTCGAAGCGGTCAGGGTGCGTGTTGCGTATGCCCAGACCGTAGCCGCGTCCAGAGTGCTGCGTGAGGAAACCGCGGCATCCAGGAAGTTGAGCCTTGGGTCGCTTGTCTGCATAACGCCTGTGAAGTCGATCTTATCGTAGACCTGGGTGTTGGTTCTATTTGCAGTCCCACGGATTGCATCACGGAGAAGATCCAAACGGGTCTGGATAGCCGTAATGTCTGGCCGAGTCAGTACTGTAGCATTTACCGCAGCCACCGAAGTCAGGGTCGCTGGGTCGACAGGGATGGTATCCGTCTTGGCTTTGACGAGATTTATCAGAGTCTCGTTTTGATTGATCTCGGTCACGATGCCTGTCTGGCCAGTTTTGAGAGCTGCGAGGCCATAGACACCGCTATCCACAGACAGCTGGGTGGCATCGACAGTATTCTGCACCGCAGTGAGCTGAGCTTGGATCGCGTCCAGATCGGAGTCGAACTCGGTAATCTCGGTGACAGCAGGGACGTAGCGAGTGGCGCCGTTTTCAACAACAGTGGCCTCAACAAGCGCGGGGTAGATATCTGAGCCCGCCGAGATCACAAGGTTATAGAAGTACGCGCCGACCTTGACCCCGTCCTGGGTCATGGCCACATTCAGCACAACATCGACATTGGTATCCAGCCGGCGGATGCGAATGGTTGGTGCCGAGTCAGGCGCTTCTGGGAAGCCCACATCGTCGTAGAGCCGCAGGTGGATTTGGTAGTTCTTGTTGCCGGCGAGCGGCTTGGAAATGCGCTCAGGCACGATGAACCGCACGGTTGTGTTGTTCTGGATCGCACCAACCTGGGCGCTGACAGCATCGACCTTCCCGCTGACGACAGCTATGTCTGCGATGATATCTGCCTCTGCGGCAGTAAGCTGGATTGCAAGAGCTTCCAGAAGGATCTGGTTTTGGTCTATCTCGGCGATGACGGCAATTTTGCTTGCGTTGACTGCCGGGATGATCGCAGCAATGTTCGGATTCTGTGCGACTACTGCTGCTGTTGTTGCAGCCGTGGAGTTAGTGATCGTCGCCGACAGCGCAGCAAGGCCGAAGGATCCGTTAGTCAGCTGGCCTGTTGTAACGAGGCTCGATTGGTGGATGACCTGAGTGAGTATCCCGAAACTCCCAGCGATACTGTGCGGAAGAGCCTGCTCGTCCCAAACTGCTGCTGCGACAGTGGCCAGCGTGAAGCCTGAGATGTTGTTGAGCGCAGCGCCCGCAGAGAATGGGATCAAGTGACCGCTGAGGATTTCGTCCCACACGTCGTCCGCGACCAGGGCACGTGACCCTGTTGACAGAGCATAGTTGGACTTATCATCGTTGAGGATCACGTGCACATTCACGCGGTTTCCGCCATCAAAGCTGATGAGGTCCGTTTGGGCGCGAACTGCCAAAAGATCCACTCGATTGGCTGCGATATCTGCGGAGACACTGACGACTGGGGTTCCGATTTTAGACTGGATATCGTCGGTATCCAGCTGGAGTGCCGCAAGAGCCGAGGACGTCGTGTTAAAGCGAGAGAGTGCCGAGCTTTCAGACTCACGGGTGGTCATGTCAGCGTCGAGACGCTTGCCGAAGGTTCCCGCTACAGTATGCCCTGACTGGAGCTCATCCCACACGCGGTCCACGATACTATCTTTTTCTGCTGAGGCCACGAGCACACCAGATATTCCAGTGTCATCGAGGATGGCCGCGGTATCGGCTTTAACTGCAGCGATGTCTGCTGAGACAGAGGCCCCAGCAGGAGTGCCGAGCTTGGTGTTGATAGTATTTGCCGTGGTCTGCACTGCATCGACCGAAGTCTGTGTCGCGCGGCTTGAAACCGAGACGTTGAGAAAGTCAAGGTTGCTGGCGCGACCTGCTGTGAGGCGCAGGATCAAGGTTGCTGTATCCGAGGCGATTCCCGCAATCGTCGGCTCAAGCGTGTCGATGTCTGACTGGATCCCGTTGACCGAAGTCTGCGAAGCTCTCGTCGATAAGAGCACATCAAGGAAGTCGAGGTTGCTAGCGCGACCAGAGGTCAGACGCGAAGTCAAGGTAGCAGTATCAGCTTTCACAGCCGCAATGTCTGCCGAAACCGAGGCTCCAGCAGGAGTTCCAAGTTTGGTATTGATTGCATTCGCCGTGGTCTGTACGCCTGCAATATCGGTAGCAAGAGTGGCAACTGGAGTGCCGATCTTCGCCTGAATGTCATCGGTATCTGCTTGAATAGCATCGACCGAAGTTTGGGTAGAACGGCTGGAAACCGTAGCATTCAGATTATCGAGGTTTGTTGCACGGCCCGAAGTGAGTCGTGAAGTCAGGGTAGCGGTATCAGCCTTGACGGCTGCAATATCTGCTGAGACTGATGCTCCGGCAGGAGCGCCGATGCGCGAGAAGATTGCTGCAACGTCTGCAGATAACGAAGCCCCAGCAGGAGTTCCGATTTTCGTGTTAATAGTGTTGGACGTAGTCTGCAGTGCCGCGATATCCGCCGACACAGAGACGCCTGCTGGTGTGCCGAGGATAGTAAGAATATCGTCGATGGCACTGGCCGAGCTGGTTTGGTTAGCGGTAGCAATCGCTTGGAACGTCGGTCCGCCGGAGTCGTTCACGTAGTCGACTTTAACGATCACCTGAATCCCATTATCTGCAGTATCGGGTACCGAGTAGTCGTAGTAGTAGACGCCAGTCACTTCCAGGGTCATCGCCGTGGACGCCACGATATCGGTTCCGTTCGACCTTTCTATGTTGATGTCTGGACCAGAGAATGGATTGTCCGGAATCCCTGCAGCAAAGTGCCGCCAGTAGATGCGGAAGATGTTGGTCCCGGTTGTAGGCACTAGGAAGGTCGACGGTATGCTGATTGCACTATCCGAAGCACTGCTGAGGTCGTCTACTTTGGTTTCGATGCTATTGAGCTGCGTCTTGACTGCCGCGATGTCTGCGGAGATCGAGGCGCCGACAGGAGCACCGATGCGCGAGAAGACCGCTGCAATATCCGCCGAGACCGAAGCTCCAGCAGGAGTGCCGAGCTTGGTATTGACTGCACTGGCAGTCGTTTGCACGGCTGCGATATCTACGGAGAGCGAAGCCCCAACCGGAGTCCCGATCTTCACTTGAATATCATCTGTGTCGGCCTGGACTGCGTCGACTGAAGTCTGCGTAGCTCTCGTCGATAGCAGCACATCGAGGAAGTCAAGGTTGCTCGCCCGACCCGAGGTCAAGCGCGTAATGAGTGTACCGGAATCAGACTTCACTGCCGCGATATCTGCAGAGACGGAAGCTCCTGCGGGAGTTCCAAGTTTGGTGTTGATTGCGTTTGCAGTCGTTTGCACGGCTGCGATATCTACGGAGAGCGAAGCCCCAACCGGAGTCCCGATCTTCACTTGGATATCGTCCGTATCGGCCTGAACCGAGTTAACCGAAGTTTGCGTTGCTCTCGTCGATAAGAGCACATCAAGGAAGTCAAGGTTGCTCGCGCGACCGGAAGTAAGGCGCGAGGTCAAGGTAGCAGTATCGGACTTCACTGCCGCGATATCTGCAGAGACGGAAGCACCCGCTGGAGTGCCGAGCTTGGTATTGATCGCAGTAGCTGTGGTTTGCACAGCGGCAATGTCGATGGAGACCGAAGCCCCAACTGGGGTTCCAAGTTTGGTGTTGATTGCACTGGCAGTTGTCTGCACAGCAGCGATGTCGGCAGAGATTGATGCGCCGACTGGGGCACCGATCCTGGTGTCGATAGTATTGGCCGTGGTCTGCACTGCTGCAATGTCTGCTGAGATGGATGCACCGACAGGGGCGCCGATCCTGGTATTGATGGTATTGGCAGTGGTCTGCAATGCATCGACCGAAGTCTGCGTCGATCTCGTGGATAAAAGCACATCGAGAAAGTCAAGGTTACTAGCCCGACCTGCTGTCAGGCGTGTAACCAGCGTACCGGAGTCGGCTTTGATCGCGGCGATATCCGCGGATACCGAAGCTCCTGCTGGAGTTCCAAGTTTAGTGTTGACTGCATTCGCCGTGGTCTGCACAGCAGCTATATCTGCAGAGATTGAAGCGCCGACGGGGGACCCGACTCTGGTGTTGATGGTGTTGACAGTCGTTTGCACACCGGCAATGTCCGCTGCGAGCGTTACGACTGGAGTCCCAATCTTCAGCTGGATGTCGTCTGTATCCGCTTGAATCGAGTTGACGGAAGTTTGCGTGGAGCGTGAGCCCACGGTAGCGTCAAGGTTATCAAGGTTCGTTGCGCGACCAGCTGTGAGCCGCGTAATCAGTGTGCCTGAATCAGCTTTCACAGCCGCAATGTCAGCTGATACTGATGCACCAGCAGGGGTTCCCAGTCTGGTCAAGACATCGGTTCTCGCGACCTCTACCTGCGTCTCCACATCTGTTTCAGCGGCGCCCCTCGTATGGAATACGGACTCAATCGTGAAACCTGCGTCATCGAAAACAATATATGTGGCCTTGAGTTTCGTGTTGGCTATAAGCACCGTGTAGGCGGTGTTCGAATAGAACCCTTGCGCAACATGAGTCAGGGCAAAAGGAGACCCCGTGACAGCAGCATTTGCTTGGTCCCGGACGTGGGCCCGGACGAACTTTCCCGTTGCCCCATCGTGGAGCTGGTAGCCAAGAGGCAACGTTGCGCCAACACTAATTAGGCTCATGCAGTGGCCCCCATATATTTCGCGAGTTCGTAAGGTTCATAGGTGGCCAGCGGGTTACCCGGCGGCTTGGAATCCGGCCAGATCCAGGGAGGCAGTTCGCCCAGGACTTCGACGCAGCTGTACGCTTTGCCTGAGGCCCAGAGATTCTTCTTTGGTAGCGGCTTTCCAAACAGGCCGAGCAAAATAAGGCGGCATCCGTAATAGATAATGCTACCAAAATCGTAGAGGCTGCCTTCGATAAGTGCGATGGCGAGGTAAGCCGCTTCCTCTTCCTCAAGACTTCTCTCGATCCTCTTTTCATAAACCACTGTGTTGTGTTTTAAAAACCATGGGTAGCTATTAAGATGCACGCCCATAGGATTGGAGTGGTAGACGATTCTATCGTCAAATACGACAACAACATGGCTCACAGGCTTTTTGGTAGCCCAGCAGATGAGCTGAGAGAAGGGCAGTCGGTTTCTGGAGTACAGTATTTTTATCATGCCTTGTACAACATAAAGTGAACCTGCGCCGTATGCTGAAGGCCAACAGGGTGTTTTAAAAGCAGCCGAAACTTATTGATGCCTGGCATAGGGACAGTAGCACTCAGAAATTTTGCCGTTCCGCCCTCAGCTGTGAATGCCTCCTCACTCGGCAAATATCTGAGATTGAGCCCGCCTTGGGTGAAGGGTATGTTCACGATACCAGGCGCAGCAAAAGCCCACAGACGACAATCCACAGTAGGCCTCACGGCCTGTGTAAACATTGAGCCCCTAATTTCCATGTCGTGGCTGACTTGCCAATCCAGCCGAGTATGGACGGCGTTGCCTTCGAGAGCTCCAGAGGTGATCTCAGCACCCGCTGCGTCGTAGATTTTGTGGGTGCAAAATCCGGTATCCGTCTCCACACCAGTAGCCGAGTCGACCTTCTTACTGTAGAGGCCGCCATATTTGCCTGTCGTGAACTCGACCGAATGGATCTGGAAATACCAACCAGGAGCTGCTGCTTTAAGGCGAACGAGCGGCGCATCCTCGTTGTCGGAAGGAGGCGTCGCGTAGGGCAGAGGAGTGTTGACGTGCGCTGCAACAAGAGCAGAAAGGGCCGCGGTGTCGTCCAGTGAAAGAGCGGCCTTAAAATATATCGTAACCGCAGTGCCCGCAGTGACAATGTGGTCCAGAGCCGCCGCGATCGCGGACGTCCGAATTTCCACGTCCAGGCGCGAGGTGTTCACAGATTTTACGTAAGCGTATGGGTAGAGCATGTTTAAGACTCCCTAAGTAGCTGAAGGCTGGACTCGAAGCAGTTTGCAGTTGTGCCGCCAGCACCTGCCGACACCTTAAACTCGGTTGCAAACGCAGGTGAGCCGGAGATACCTGCAAGGCGGAGAGCCAGAGAGACCCTTATAGTCTCGTCAATATCCACAGCAAGCCCCTCTGAATTTGAGAGCGGCAGCTCCACCGTAGCCTGCGTTACGCGGACCTGAAATATACGGTTGGCCGTTGTTACGCCCATTAGGAAACTTGCGCGCAAGAGATAGTTGCCAAGGGGAAGGGGGTTTGTCGGAGTCAGAGTCGTGTGGGCGACGTATGCAGCGTTTGAGGTGTTGGTCGCCAAAACAAGGTTTTGCGCGTACTGCGCATTCGCACCATACGCGTCGTTATCCATATCCCAAACGCCGCCTGCAGTCGAGGCGTCTATCAACCGGAAGCGGGCCCGAGTATTTTGACTGATTCTCCCTAGGATAACCGGCGATCCCGCTCCGTTTTGAACGGTGACGGGCTGGGTGGAGAGGTTGATGATTTCAAAGGGCTGCCCCGCGACAAGCGTCAGTCCGCTTGGCAGCTGCACGATCTGGCCCGCGACTGTACCCGTGAAAGCCTGAGTCTGAGAGCTTGTGACGAGCAGTGTGAGTGTGCTATTGGCTGTAGCCTGTGTGCTGAAGGCAGTCGTGATCCGTTGTGCGGATAGCGCGCCCTCAACCTGCATGCTGTCGATAATCATTGGCATTAGAGCGTCTCACCTTGGTATTGGGTTTGCCAGTGAACGTCTCCGCTCAGAGCCCCATTGGCCTGTGAATTTATCACAAATCCCGACGCCGTAACAGACTCGAAGATCCAGCTGCGCCCATCGCTCCCGGTAATCCCGATTGCGTATGTGGCAGCAGGGTACGCGGACGCAAACGTCACGGTTGCCTTCCTTGGGCTCCCCGTAAACGTCGCCGCTGTAATAAGCCCTGCCTTAAGCCGCCCGCGCGGCTGTGATGTTGCTATCATCAGCTCACCCCTTTGCTTACGTATGCGGCGATTTCTTGAACCCGGGCTATTTGAATCGCATAGGCGGCGCTGCCGTCATTTTTCTTGTTTATGACGGCATCTTTGAGATCTATGGCGTTGCCCATCCCATCAAGGAACGCCTGCGCCTCTTCCGTAAATTGTTCAGGGGATAAGTAGACAAGCCCTGCATTTTTTGCAGTCGCCGCTAGGTAAGCCGAAACCTCAGGAGCAAACGGCTCTTTGGGGCGGATGGTTCGCAGGATTTTTATGGCCAGCGCAGCCTCTTGGGGCTCTAGGGGCTGGACAGTTTGAAAGTCCACAGTGTTGAAGTTGAACGCATGCCCAACTTTCTCAAAGATATGCCAGCTTTCAAACGGCTGGTTCGTCGTCACGCAAAGCTGGAGGGCCATAACGAGATTCTTAAGATCGTCATCGCTCGTGATGGAGTGCTCCATGGTCAGCGTCTGCCAGAGCGTCTCTGGCTCCCAGTGCCACCACTCTTTATCATAGGCATCGTTTAGGATGCTGTAGATCTTGAGCACTGAAAGGGATGCTTCTTTGTCTCTCAACGACTGCATAGTCAGCCCGGAAACCAGGGCTTTGCCCAAGGCTTTTTGCGGATCACTGAGCGACTTCAGTACGCTTTTCACATTGCGAAGGGTATTGACGCCGCCACCTTCCAGCGCGGGCTCCTTGCTGTCACTCGCGATCTTTTCCATGAACTCTAGGGTCAGTTTATCAAAGCGTGCCATCGCCAAAGCTCACAATCATTTCTTTCGCATCGTTTGGAAGTGAATCGAAGATGGCCATAGGCTCCTTCTTCATCTCTTCTGCTACCTGACGCCCGAAGTACTCGGATATTTTATCGTAGTGCCCGCCGATAATCTTGCGCAGCTCCTCACTCGTCAGCTCAGTCCCCGAAGCCGCCTTGTGACGATACCCAGCATATGCGTCCGGCTCTTTGCCAAACGTTGCGAGATAGGGGTCGGTCAGGTGACTGCCGTAGTAGCGAGTGAGCTTTGCCCGCTTATCAAAGGCATGGAGCGCTTGAGCGAATTGATGGGGCGGCAAGGAAGTCTTGAGTGAAGCCAGCTTTTGAAGCGTGCCCCTGATCTCAGGCTCCGCACTCTGCAGGATGTCAGCTCTGGCCGAAAGGTGCGCATCGACCATGGGGCTGTAGTGATCGCTCGCATATTTTCCGACAAGGCCCGCCTGCGTAGGCATCCCAAGTTCTTTTGCACGCAGCTGCACAGCGGCCGCATACTTATGTCTGGAAGATACCGGCATCTTCTCACCGTTTTGCTCAAAGTACTCACAAGCGACCTTCACATGTGCAGGGGTCGCAAACGCATACTGCGCATGGGTCGAGTTATTGCAGATATCGTCCACAGCAGCAATCTTAGTCAGATCGGGCGTGACCATTGCTTGCCGAGGCTTGAGCGAGTCGTCCTCGTAGAAGATGTTCGAGGCGGCCGTCTTGGCGAAGAGTTCGACCGCACGGGTTGGCCGAATTTTGAATTTCTCACAGGCTTTTTTTATGTGGGAGGCAGCAACCTTCTGCGCTCCGTCGGGGAGCTTGTGGGAGTTCATCTCGAAGTACTGATTGGAGAGCCAGGTGTCGCTAGCGCAGTGTATGGGGAATTTATTGACCTTGTGAGCCTTTTTTGTAATCACCGACAATGCAAAGTCGCGATCGTCAAGGGCCGCGCGCTGCTCGGGGCTCATGACCTGAGCATTGGGATTTAGGCTTGCCAGCTTTCGTACACCCACAAGATCCACATCGTCGTAAACATCGAGAATCTGATTAGCAATCTTGAGCATTTCCTAACTCCTAAAATGCCCATTCAGGGCGCTGGTGGGAAGGGCGGTAAAAGAGCCAGCAAATCAGCAGAGGGGGCATCTGGTACAGTTATCTCATACCGAATGGCCGCCGCCTGGATCTCGACAAGAACCTTGCTGCCGCGGATGAGCGCTACAGAGAAGTTCCCGTAGGCGTCTGTGCTCGTCTGAATAAGCCCTGCCGCGATGAGGGAAGCTCCAGCGATGCCCGGTACAAATCGAGGTCTGAACGTAATGGGCTGCAGCCGCATCCCTACCCCACCGATATCAACGATATTTCCAGAGACAACGCAGGATGGCGCCTCGGCGAGAAAGGAGATCGGCGCGGGCTCCACATCAAATGCCCCGGTCACGGTATCAAACGCACCGCCGGAGATTACGTAGCGAAAATCGCCAATAGTATCAAAGTCGTCCGCAGTAAAGCGCAGAGCATAGTAGCCGTTTGCGAGGTTCACCCATTCGGCCGTAAGAACCACGCGGGCTACGAAAGCCGGCTCCCCATTTTTTCGAAGCAAGAGGGTGACGGCGGAGAAGAGCACGTTGGTAACGGGCAGAACGCCAGACAGCAGTCTAAAGGTAAGGTCTTTCTGTTTCCCTTGGAAGGCACTCACCAGATTTTCTCCCCAGCGAGGCGCACGAGGAACCCAGCATGCGTGCCTACCGCTCCGACCGCTTTAATGTACTCGCCTGGCGCTATCTGCGCAGGAAGCGTAGGAAGTGTTCGGATTAGCGCGCCTAGGCTATCCACAAGTGTAACTGTAACACCGCCGGATAAATCGCTCGCTTCGACCATCATTGCCCGTTTATAGCGCCCGAGCTGGGTAAAAAGCCCTCCTTTTGAGAGAGTTTCGACCATTCCGGTGGCTGGATTGACTTTTCCATAGTCAGCGCGACCGGCAGAAACCGTCGGGTCCAAACTGGCTTCGTTGCTCGTAGGGGTCCGTGGGGCCTCGCCCAGCATCACCGAGGCTGGGTTCATCCAGTGATAGACCCAAGTCGGGCTGGTATTCAAGATACTGTACCGGGCTCGGTTCGCAAGGAACGGCACGTTACCGTCAGCGTTTGCGGGTATTGGCATCCTCTTCACTCCTTCTGATCAAGTCCTCGATCACATCTTCAGCTTTGTGCTGCTGGGCCTCGGTTATAGCGTTATCGACCGGATTTCTCGCCTATGAGACCTGCCGCAGCTCTTTCTTTTTCTTGCTTTAATCTGGTTTTATTCTACGCGATTTTGTGTATAAAAAAAGCAAAATAGGGCTGGCCGTCAACTGCCTGCCTCTAGAGAGGTTGGCATGAGGAAAGGAAACTGACTTCATGCTTTGACTCAGCCCTGGCAACAGGGCGGAGTCTAGAGGTTGGGTGGGTGGCGCAGCCGGCTACTTCTTTGGCTGCTGTCTCATAACCGTCATGAGCTTAGGCACATAAGCCAGTTGTAGCGACACGAGGCGCAGCGACTCAGAGATATCCATGTCCGCAATCTCACCGGAGATCTTAGACCAGCCCTCATAGGCAGCGCCCAACTTTGCCAGGAACTCGGCGTCGTCCTGATACTTCCTCCAGCATGCGATGATATCGTCAAAGCCAATGCCGTCGGCGAAACGGCCGACTAGAAAAAGGGTCAGCTCGTTCGCCGCGATCAGAGCTTCTGTGGTTTCAACGCAACCGGTCGCAATTACAGGTGCAGCAGGCATCGATTTTTCTCCAAAGGAAACCTCGTCCTGAAGGACGAGGAGGGATATTAGCTTACAGAGGATGACTCAGATAGTTTCTTGAGGCGGATAGCTTCGTTCACAACCAGCGTGCGGTCGCTATTGAAGACCGTGCGGTAGCGGTCCATAGGATACTCAATGCGAGTGCCGTCTTTGAGGGAGAGAAAGCGGTAGGGAAGTGTGCGAATCACCGACTCACCGGGCGTCTTGTCCGCCTTGATGGTCTCCTCAAGAATGGTAATCAGGCCGTCTTGCACAATGTTTTGGTACACCATCTCACTGTTGGTTTCGAGGTCGTAGATTGCAGCACCGTAGCTTTCTGGTAGAGCCATGTATTTCTCCGCTATGAGGGGTTCATGGCTACTCTGCCACCGAGGGTGAGGCTAGTCAACGAGCACTTGATGGTGGCCAAATAGCTGTGAGGCTAGGAAGTAAAAGTCCGCCCCAGGGTGCTCTGCCAAAGGTTCTGTGGAGGGCAGCCAGTCGTCGCCAAGCTCACGCTGCCAGAGATAAGGCTCCTTATGGTCCTGATTTGTCGGCAGGCGATCGTTAGGAAAAAGGCCCGGGTCAAGGAGAACGCTCACCGCCTGGCTCTGGTCCCCGTCGCTAAACTTATGGGATACATACGCAAAAAAGCCGTTCTGGGCATTTCTAGAGAGGTGCGAGTTAACGATTCTCAGGCTCTCCTGCCCAACTGAGCCTAGCATCTCACCGCGCAAAAGGATGTGCAGCACATCGAGGTGTGCTGCGAAGCCCCTATTACGATCGGTAAAGAGTATTGGGATAGCGCGCGTTGCTTTATGGTCCTTGCCGCCAAGTCTAGCAATGATTTCAGCGAGTGTAGCCTGAAGGCCTGGGGAGAGCACAACGCGCGTAAAGGCGCCCTCGCCCATTTTCCAGTTGTTATCTTGCCCGTAGCTATAAATCTGCTCGGCCAACTCTCGACGCTTATTGTGCCAGATGTAAAAGAATAGGCCTAAAAACATGTCCTTGGAGATGGTGGAGGCAGAATTGTTAGGGAAACACGGCTCATAGCTGAGCGGTCTTCTAAACCAGGCGCCGTTAGAATCCCTTGCCGTCTCCACAGCGACGGGTAGCCCGCCAGCCCCGATAAGGGAGCTGAAGAGCAGAGAGTCGCAGGCATCGTAGCCGATAAACCCGTTGACATCCTGCTTGCTTGCCACCAGCTGCCGGTAAAGGTCAAACTTGGGCCGAAGCGTCTCCAGCAGCTCGTCCGTGCCAGGAGCCGGGTCGGCCTTCTTATTCTTACGGCAGCCACCAAAGACCAGGGTAAGGGCCATCAGCAGGCCGAAAAAATATAAAAGGCGCATAGGGTTCTCCTTTGGGTGTTACACTGGAATTACAGTGAGAGCCATACCACATATCAAGTCTTAATTATGTAGTTGACGTTCGCATTTATCGGCCGCGTTTCTGCATCCCCGGAAAGTACCTGCGCTGCGGCTGAGCCCGACACCGTGTGGGTATGTGCCATACTCACCGATGCTGCTGCTGTAGAGCCTGAGATAACCTGTGCGGCGGCTGAACCCGTAGCAGTCTGAGACCAGACCTGTGCGGCGGCACTGCCAGATCCTGACTGGGACCAAATCTGTGCGGCGGCACTGCCAGATCCTGTTTGACCCCAGGTTTGAGCAGCAGCGGATCCGGATCCAGTCTGTGACCAAATCTGTGCGGCGGCACTGCCAGATCCTGTTTGACCCCAGGTTTGAGCAGCAGCGGATCCGGATCCAGTCTGTGACCAAACTTGCCCTACTGCTGAGCCACTCGCTAGGGCTACGTTAGTCACTCCCAGTGTCTGACCTGCTGCCGAGCCGCTCGCTAGAGCTACGGCTGCAACAGTTAAGGTTTGGCCTGCAGCGACGCCACTCGCTAGAGATACGTCAGTCAGCCCAAGAGTCTGGCCTGCTGCTACGCCGCTCGCTAGAGCTACGGCTGCAACAGTTAAGGTTTGGCCTGCAGCGACGCCACTCGCTAGGGCTACGTTAGTCGCTCCCAGTGTCTGACCCGCTGCAGATCCTGATGACGCGTCGTACGCCCATACTTGTGCGGGGACGGAGTGCGTGTGATCACCAGTGCCTCCTATGTTTACTCCGAAGTTTGTAGTGCCACCTGTACCATTTCCTGCACCTGCACTTGATGTATTACCTGCGTTTGAAGCTGAAAGTTGGATTGGGGTATTACTTCCAGGATGACCATGCGATCCACTACTAGCGATAGAATTCCCCGTGTTAGATCCAGTTACCCCTGTAACTGTAGACGACGTGTGGGTGTGGCCAATATTGGTAGTACCAGTAACCACAGACGTCCCATGTGTGTGGTCGATACTGGTCGTTCCAGTAACGACGGACGTCCCATGACTGTGAGCGATATTAGTCGTTCCACTAACTGCAGACGCAGCGTGAGTGTGGTCGATAGTGGTCGTTCCAGTGACAGTAGATGACGCATGGGTGTGGCCAATATTGGTCGTACCGCTCACTGCGCTGGCCACGTTGGTTCCGGTGACACCTGTCACGGCGCTTGCGATGTTAGTGCCTGTGACACCTGTCACTGCGCTGGCCACGTTGGTTCCGGTGACACCTGTCACGGCGCTTGCGATGTTAGTGCCTGTGACACCTGTCACGGCGCTTGCGATGTTAGTGCCTGTGACACCTGTCACGGCGCTTGCGATGTTAGTGCCTGTGACACCTGTCACCGCACTGGCAGCGTTTGTCAGCCCCGTAGCTGCGTGGGTGTGGGCCAGATCTACTGAGCCGGAGCTAGCCGTAAGCACCGAACTTGCATTTGCCAAACCGTTCACAGCTGTGGCATTCGCTTGCACTGAGCCCACTGCGTTGCCGGTATTACCGCCAGCATTCGAAGCTGTTCGAGTCGCAGCGTTCGGATCTCTGCCTGCAGCTCCATCGACGCCGCGTAAAAATCTGCCTCTGAAGTCTGGTAAATGAAACGTCGTACTGCCGTTTCCTGTTCCCCAGGACGTGCCAATAATTGCGAAGAGTGCTGCATAGGTAGTTCGTGAAATCGTCGAGCCGTCACACAAGAGCCAGCCTGCTGGAGGCGTTGCGGCTGCATATGGGAAAATAACTGCGGGAGGGCAAAAACCTAAGTATGACATCTTAAATTATCTCCCAGTTCGTAGCGTTACTAACGACGTGTAGTGCCTCAAACGTTGCAATGTCCTTTACAAGAGCTCCGTCGATCGTCTGGCCGCCCG